ACAATTACTAATATAGTTAACGCTGATATTAAATCATCAGCTGCAATTGCATTTAGTAAAATGGCAGACTTGACTGCTTCACGTGCCCTTGCTTCAGACTCAAATGGTGACGTATCAGTAACAAGTGTAACTGCAACAGAATTAGGATATTTAGATGGCGTTTCAAGTGCAATTCAGACACAATTAGACGCTAAACACGCAACTATTGACTCATCTAACAGATTAAATGCAAATCTAGTGGGTGATGGATCAGTAGATAGTACAGAATTTGGATATTTGAATGGCGTAACAAGTGCTATTCAGACACAAATAGATAATAAAGCAACGAAAGGTTTTGCTATTGCGATGGCAATTGCATTATAAATATATAAATAAGAGAGAATAGATATGGCACAAAACTTTAGAAGATATATAGCAAGAAACGTTGGCACGTCAGCAGTCACTTTACATACTGCTAACAGTTACGATACTATCATAGGTATTGCTATTGCAAATACAACGTCTGCTGAAATCAAAGTAAATGTTTATGTAAATGATGGTTCAAATGACTATTATTTGATTAAAAGTGCACCTATTCAATCAGGTGGTACTTTACAAATTATAGATGGAGGAGCTAAATACGTTATTCAAAGTGCTGACGTATTAAAAATAGTATCTGATACTGCTAGTTCTTGTGATGTTTGGGTAAGTGCCGTTGACGCAATATCGGATTAAGGAATAAATGGCTTACGTAGGAAACAATACCAAACAAACTGCTGTAGATACAGTAGATCAAAGATGGGACGAGTTTAAGGCAACCTCAATTGACAGCTCTAAAGTTCAAACTATCTTTCTAGGTGGTGATGAAACAGGAGTAGGTGATGACCCACAGGATGCCTTTGGTGTTTCTTTAAATTTTATAACTGCTGATTGCAATCACAAAACATATAGACGAATCGACATGGGTACTGTTTCAGTACAATTAGGTGTAGTTGATTTTGGATACGTTGCAAATTCTAATTAATATTATGATAACTAAAAAAAATAGGGAGTAAAATAACTTATTATTATAAATAATACAGTTAGTTTGTTACAAAAAGGGAGAGATTAACAATGCCAACAATTTTACAATTAAGAAGAGGTACTACTGCCGAGAACGCTGCCTATACAGGATCAGCGGGAGAAATAACGGTAGATACAACTTTAGATAAAGTTATCTTACACGATGGTTCTACTGCAGGTGGTACTACTGTTGGTAACTTACAAGGAAATATTCAGTTAGGTAAGACGGCTGCAGGCGAAATAGATACGTCTTCAGGAAATCTTACAATAGACTCAGCTGGTGGTACGGTAACGATTGACGACAATCTTACGGTATCAGGAAACTTAACAGTTTCAGGAACAACTACAACTGTTGATTCAACAACAATCAGCATTCAAAATAGTTTTGTATTTGAAGGTGCAACAGATGACGCACACGAAACTACATTAACAACGGTTGATCCTACAGCAGATAGAACAATATCATTACCTAACGCAACAGGTACAATAGTATTAAAAGATACTACTGATACACTTACAAACAAAACAATAACAAGTGCTGTATTAAATACAGCAGTTTCAGGTTCTGCTATACTAGATGAAGACAATATGGCTTCAGACAGTAACACACAACTTGCAACGCAACAATCTATTAAAGCATACGTTGACGCACAGAACACAGCACAAGATTTGGATATCGCAACTGGTTCTGGAACAATTGATATTGCTTTAGGTTCAGAATCACTAACAATCGCTGGTGGTACTGGATTAGATTCAAGTGCTACAGGAACTACAGTTACCCTTGCTATAGATTCAACTGTTGCAACTTTAACAGGAACACAAACTTTAACTAACAAGACTTTAACAAGTCCTGTTATGACAACACCACAAATCAATGACTCATCAGCTGATCACCAATATGTGTTCGCTGTAAGTGAATTGGCGGCTGACCGAACAGTAACTATGCCGTTACTAACTGGCAACGATCAATTCACTATGGATGCTCACGCTTCAACGTTGACAAACAAAACAATTGATTTGGCAAGTAATACAGTAACAGGTTCATTAGCAGAATTTAACTCTGCTCTACAATCTGAAAGTTTTGCTGGATTGGCTGCAACACAAACACTAACTAACAAAACAATATCAGGTAGTGCAAACACATTATCAAACATTGGTAACTCATCATTATCAAATAGTGCGATAACTGTTTCAGATGGTTCTAATACTACAGCAGTTGCTCTAGGCGGAACAATGACTTTCTCTGGAACTAATAACGAAGTTGAAGTTTCTGAAAGTTCAGGAACAGTAACTATCGGATTACCTAACAACGTAACAATCTCTGGTAACTTAACTGTATCAGGAGATACTACAACAGTTAATACTGCTACATTGGCAGTAGAAGATCCATTAGTTGCTCTTGCAACTGGTAACAATTCTTCAGACGCTGTTGATATTGGGTTATATGGGTTGTACGATACATCTGGTTCACAAGACCTTTACGGTGGTTTCTTTAGGGACGCTGGTGATGGTAAGTGGAAACTATTTAAAGATAATCAGGCTGCACCTACAACAACTGTAAACACAAGTGGTACAGGATATGCTGTTGCGACATTAGTTGCAAACCTTGAAGCAACAACTGCTACTTTGGGTGGTTCTGATATTATCTCAACAGATAACACTAAAACTTTGACAAACAAAACAATTGTGGCTGGAAACAATACGATTTCAGGCATTACATCTTCACACTTTGCTAGTGCTGTAACATTAGTAATTAATGATTCATCTGGATCTGCTGTTAAGACAATTGTTGGTTCTGCAAGTTAATAATCAAAATTAATCTAAACCGATTTTTAGACACACCATAATTGCGTCTTTCCAACGCCTAATAATCGTATAAATAGTAATAAAGGATTAATATGGCCAACCCAGCAACAAGAGAACAATTAAAACAGTACGCTTTAAGAACACTAGGGAAACCTGTAATTGAAATCAACGTAGATGACGATCAGGCTGAAGATAGAATTGATGAAGCGCTACAATACTTTGCTCAATATCACTATGATGGCGTTGAGAGAACATACCTTAAATATAAAGTAACTCAAGCAGATGTTGACAGAATGAAATCACCTTCAGGTGATACTGCGTCTAGTATAACTAAAAATTCTGTTACTACTGCATGGACTGAACAAAACAATTTCATAGTAGTACCTGAAGCCGTATTAGCAGTTACAAGAATATTCCCTCTATCAAATAGAGGTAATCAAAATTTATTTGATATTAGATACCAATTAAGACTAAATGACTTGTATGATTTTTCATCTACAAGTATTATACACTATGATATGGTATTAAGACATTTAGACTTTTTAGATCACATATTAGTAGGTGAAAAACCTATTAGATTTAATCAATACAATAACAAATTATTCGTAGATATGGATTGGAAAAATGACATATCTGTAGGAGAGTTTCTTGTTATTGAATGTTTTAGAAAATTAGACCCTACAGTTATGACAGATGTTTACAATGACATCTATTTAAAAAGATATACAACTGCTTTAATTAAAAAACAATGGGGTGCTAACTTATCTAAATTTAATGGTGTTGCCATGTTAGGTGGTGTTACACTTAACGGTCAACAAATATTTTCAGAAGCACAAGACGATATAAGAAAATTAGAAGAAGAAATAAGAGGCACTTACGAAACGCCTGTAACGTACATGATAGGATAATGCCATGCCAGTCAATCATCATTTTCAAGGCGGCAATGGAATTGGTAATGAAGCAGAGAGAAGATTACACGAAGATTTAATCATAGAAGGTCTAAAGATATACGGCCTAGATAATTTCTACTTACCAAGAACATTAGTCAATAAAGATTTAGTTTTAGGAGAAGATACCCTATCTAAATTTGACCAATCTTACATGATTGAAATGTATATGGAAACTGCTGAAGGTTTTGGTGGTGAACAAGAATTAGTATCTAAATTTGGTTTAGAAATTAGAGAAGATACAACATTTGTAATTGCAAAAAGAAGATGGCAAAATCAAGTTGATAACAAAGCAAATAGTATTGTAGATGGTAGACCTAACGAAGGTGATTTAATTTATGTACCTTTGATGAATAGTTTTTTTGAGATACAATTCGTAGAAGACCAGGAACCATTCTTTCAACTAGGTAACTTACCTGTCTATAAATTAAGAACAACTAGATTTGAATATTCTAGTGAGAAAATTGATACAGGCAGATCAGAAATTGATGTTGCTGAAGATAGATTATCTATAGATCAATTACAACATCAATTAACATTAGAAGATGGTGGTGGTATCATGTTAGAGGATTCTGATACTACATTAAACAATATAAACTTCTTATTGGCAGAAACACACGAAGATATAAATCTTGCAACACAAACTAGAGATTTCGCTGATAACGCCACGTACAATGCTGACGCTGGGTTTGATACTGCTAGTACAGGTGATGACATATTAGACTTTACAGAAAGAAACCCTTTCGGAGAGGTTGATGAAACATAATGTTTGGAAAACAATTTTACCACGAATCATTAAGAAAAATTGTTGTATCATTTGGTACAATATTTAATAACATTGTTATTGTAAGAAAAGATGGCGATGGTGGTACAATACAAAGATTAAAAGTACCTCTTGCATATTCGCCTAAAGAAAAGTTTTTAACAAGATTAGAGCAACAACCTAATTTAGATCAAAGAGAAATGGCAATGACATTGCCTCGTATGGGTTTTGAAATTTCTAGTTTATCTTATGACTCATCTCGTAAATTACAAAGAGTAGGTAAGTTTAAAAATGTAAATACTTCAGACGCAAGTAAGCA